CAAGTCCAACGGTTTGAGTAATAAAGGCGTCTGCAGTAAAAGTTGCAGAACTATATCCAGCACCTGTTAATTTAAGTGCATAGGTTGCAGCAGCTTTATCAAGTTCAAGATTTGATGATGTGTTATATGCTTTTGGATTTTGAACTAATCCGACTCTAGCAATTTCATTTCCAGTGATAAAATCTGGATTTTCAGTGTCGTTCTCAATTCTGGAGTAAATTAGTGCGTTTCTTGCTCCGAGTTCTCTATAGATGTCAGCACCATGTCCCCCTTGTGGAGGAATGATTACATCGAAGATGGGTGCTGTTGTTCCTGTAGGTACGTTACCTGCTACCAGATCTACTGTTCCAAATGTATATCCAGAACCACCTTTGGAAACTGTAACAGACTCTACTTTTGAATTATTGTTAATTGCAACAGTGCATTCTGCACCGTTTCCATCACCTTTGATAGGAACTTTAGTGTAGGTTCTATTTGCAGTTCCTAAACCAACTCCTCTGTTAGTAATTTTGACAATCTTAAGTTGTCCACTGGTGCTAGCGTTATTTCTAACTGCAGAAATGTTTGCATCCGTCGTTGTAGTCCAATCCTTAGGAACTGGCATAAAGTTTGTGGCATCAAACTTTACGATATCTCCGGGTTTGATTGTATAAAGATATTTCCATATATACCCATCACCGCTAGTTCCCGCTTCTCTTGGTTCTAAGTCGGTAAAGGTTGGTTCGTCGAGAGATGCTTTACCACTTGGATTCTCAGGATTTGATCCATTCTGTAAACAAACATAAACTCTATAATCAGAGTTCATTACATAATAATTTGCTTCATATAAGGTAATGGCGTTGGATGGTTGCGAAGGACTTTCCGCTTTTACATCAGCACGATACATGTCATAAGTCGTGCCAGACTGCCAAGTGATTTTTCTGATCACCTGTTTAACGTCTTCGGCGTCAATTTTTTTAAGAGCAATCATTGTGTCCCAATAATTGTTCTCCTCATCAAAGTTATCCCTTGGATCTGGAGGACTGCTGTCCCAACCTGCATCAACATCAGTAGGATTAGGAAGTCCCACAAACGAATAGAACGAGTTGGTAGTGGATGCCACACTAGCAACAAAATCCTTTGCGTTTAAAATACGAAGTTGATCAGTTATAATCGCAGCCATTTTTGCGTAGTTTTTTACTTATTTATTAGTTATGTTGTGGAGAATCCTCTAAGTTTGAGAGGTTCTACTCTGCTAACAACACCACCGGTTGTGATACCGGATGTGCCTCTAAGAGTATATGCATCAAATGCGGCAGCATTTGATCTACCACCGAGTGTAATTTTGCCCCAAGAGAACTCACCATAGAACTCTGTAAGTCCAATCCCAGATATATCACCGAGATCTTCAACACTTACTGTCACTCTCTTAACATATGTGATACCCACACCAGCAACAGCAGTTGTAGCAACAGAGACTGCTGCAACTTCATAGACAGCATCAAGGAATTGAGTCGTAACACCCAACGTTCCGCCAGGTTGATAAAGAGAAGTAACACCACTTCCAACATTGCTGTTCTTGACAGTAAAGTAATCACCAACTGAAATATCACTTAAAGTAACTGCAGTACCAACAATTTTGGTGTCGCGTAAGAAGGACTCGATTGGAATAAAGAAATCCATTACAAATCCAGTTGATGCAACTCCAACAGAAGTAGAAGTCAATCCAACAATATCACCAAAGTCACCTTCATAAAGTGTGGTTCTATTTGTTTCTTTGGTTGCCTTAGGAGCTTCAATTAGAACCTGAGGAACAGATGTTCTGGTGTATCCGACTCCAGGAGTAGAAACAGTGATTGCTGATACAGCATCACCAGTCAAGGTTGCAGTGGCAGTTGCTCTAGCAGTCGTACCAAGTCCTACAGGCGTTTCAATAGTGACTGAAGGAGCAGATGTATATCCAGTGCCACCGTAACCAATTGTGATAGATTCAACGGTATTTGCGATAGATACAACTGCAGTTGCCGCTGCCGCTACAAGGTTATTTTGTGAGATAATTCTGACTGTTTGTTGATTCTTGACAGTTTGATTTTCATCATCAGGATTAAAGAATGGAATGACACTTTCAACATAAATTTCAGTTGATCCAACACCAACTGACTGGATCAGATTAGTTCTAGGATTAATAAGTGCTGCATTCAGTATTCTAGCCTTACTGATGATCTTACCATTGATAACTTTATCAACAGTCTGCTTACACCAGGTTGCTGTGCGAGCGTGATCGGGATTAGAATCAATACCTCCTCCATAATATGGATTCGTTTCTACTGTGTCGGTAGCGAGAACTTCAGTTACCAATCTTGAACCTTGATTAGAAGAATTGGCAACTAAATCTTCATCACCTCTAATGGTGAGTAAGTCACCATCTTTTACAGTTTCAAGAACGTCACGGAAGGTAACATCAACATCACCACTGCCTTTATAGAATAGAATCTTACACGTATCACCTGCAAATGCACCATCGTCAGAGCGTCCTTTAGGAGGTTCGCTGAAGTTAATTACGCTTCCTCCTGTAAATTCATACGCCTCTCCAGGAACCTGAAGAATGTCATTAATAAAGATTAATAATGTAGACTGGACATCAATATTAGATCCTGCTCTTGCTCTAACTGTAACAGGAGCTCCATTTCTCTTAAGAGTGAAAGATCTTCTGACACCATCAAATTCATCATTAATGTTGTCTAATCTTTCTAGTTCACCGAAGTGCCATGCAGAGAACCTATCTGAATCAGTCTTGTCAATTGTGATTTGGAACTCTTCAAAGGTGAAGTTAGTGTCTGTAGGAATACCAGTTGCTCCACCAGTTGCAACAGTAAGGATCTGTTTTGCTCCATAGGAATATCCCAAGTTTCTAATTTCAAAATCAATAACGCTGGATCCTTGTCCAACAACAATATCGATTGTTGCTTCAGTTCCGCCTACACCTGGTGATTCAGAAGAGTAAACTAGGGGAATGTTGGAGTATGACAGAGGAGCATCAAATACCACTAAAGGTTCAGATCCAACTAGATATCCAGATCCAGGATTAGTAATTGCAACACTTACAATATGTCCATTACTTACAGCAGCAGTTCCAATAAATTCAATACCGGTTCTACCGGTGGACGACGTATAGACTCCAACGTTTACAGTCTGTGATCCTTGTCTATAACCAGAACCAGTTCTGCCGATTGCAATTGATGTAATTGTTCCAGCAGTCGATACAACAGCAGTACCACCGGCAGAGACAAGAGGTTGATATCCTAGTCCACCAGTTGAACCAACTGAAACGATAATTCCACCAACAGGGATATTTGCATTATTGGGATCATAAGAAACTGATGTTGCAGTTCCAGCAAATGTTATACTGCTGATGCCACTACCTTCACTTAAGGAATAATCTTGAGGAGTGCCTAACTCTCCAGTAGGCCCTTGGAATATACCGTTGATAAGAACTACAGCATTATTGGTAGAGAATCCAGCAACATTATTTTGTTCAGACGTTAATGTAAATGTCTTTGTTTGAGCATCGAATTGATCGGCAATACTGTCAAAGACATAGTTAGTATCATATGCATCAGCGGTGCTACCAGTGTTCTGAGATCTAAAGAACGCTCTCCCTTGGAACTTAGAATGAGTTGTTATACCAGTCCAATCTCTCTCGTCGGGAGGATTAGTAATAGAACCGATCGGCACAGGGCCTTGAGGTGCAGTATAGAAATTAATAGTATTATCAATAATATTATAAGCACCATCAACCTTAGTTACCGCAACACCAACAGGGTGAGTTGTAATTCCAGTTCCCATCCAACCACGATCAACTAAGAGAGCATTGGTAGTTCCAAATCCGACAGTGTTAATCTTCATAATCTCTGCTTCGATCTGAATCAGATCAGCACCAAAGAATGATGTAACACCGAGTGTTTTTATCAAACTATCTCCAAGTGTAATCTCTTGCTGTAAAGTTGTAGTAACAGCAGTAGATACTATGGGATTCTGGATGTAGTTATCAAGGGCAATCAGACATTTTGTATTCTGTTTAGATGATGTAAAGGTATGGAATGTTCCGAAACCAACTCCAGTAATTCCGATTGCAACAGGTGTGGTTGCAAGTGCATTTTCAGCAGAGGAAGCAAGTCTTACTGTTGCATCATTATCTTTGATGATGTAAACACTTGCATTGGATGGTAACAATGATGTTGTACCAATTCCAGTAAAGGAGGTGGGTTCAATTGCTATACGAACATGGGTGGAGATACCAACGGAATAACTAACAGGTTCTCCGGTTACAAAGAAGTGATCGGGAATTCTAATAGTGTCATTAGTAGTATTGACAATTGAGGTATCGTGTCCATCAAAGTTTCTAAGGAAAATAGGTTGTCCTTTATGAGTTAATCCAAATGCTCTCTTAACATCCTTAGCAGTTCCCTCATAGAAACCAAAACCAGCAGTGATGGAAGCGTTATTAAGATCAATTTCATTATCAAGAGTGTTATCTACTTCAACCAACTGAATTGCATGTTGATAGACACGAATTTGAGTATCAACACTTGCAGGAGGAGTATACTGAAGATATGTCTCAGTTGCTGTCATCAGAGCACCAATGGTGCCAATACCACTTCCTGTTGTTACAGTTCCATATTCTGTAATGTAAGACTCTGAGTTGTCATTAAGAACAATGACTTCAGATACTTGATATTGATCGTTGGTTGTATCTTCAATACTTACGATATAGTAAGATGCTTGATAATCATTTTGTCCTCCACAAGTGTAAGTAGCAATAGTATGAATACCAGGAGAGGAAGTAGATCCAATAGAGGTATGGAAGGATTGTAGTGAACCAATGTTCTCTGTTCCTGATCCGATGATTGTGGATCCAACACCAACAGACTCAGTGCTGGACATTGATACCCGGATAGTGTTAGCAGTAAGTGCTAATCCAGCAGAAGGTGTGAAATTGACGTTTACAGTACCAGAAGACATACTGGCAGTATACGTTCCAAAATCTATTGCTGATATTCCTGTGTTTATTCTGTTATATTCAAGAAGATCAACAGTAGTTCCATCATGAATAACATTTAATTCATCACTTCCAAATCTACCGTCATTAGTTGTATACTCAACCAAAATCTTAGAAGATCTGTAAGTAGAAGCGATTCCTACGATTGTTGTAGTAGAAGCTGCAGGTACATCAACTTGTGTAGAAGATATATCACAAATTTCTCCAAGTCCAAATGTTCCTACACCAGAAACATTTCTATCAATATCAAAACTCATTAAAGAGATATTGTAATCATTGGCTGAAAACTTAGTTGGGAAGAAGAGAAGTTGTCCCTCTGTGCCAGAAATATTAAAATCAAAAGTTCCAAGATCTAATACGCTATCAACTCTTCCATAATTTACAACTGAAGCATTGGTTCCATCTTGAATAATTGACACGAAAGAAGCTTGTCTTTCGCCGGTAAAGAGTTTATCTCTAACAAATGTGAAAATCTTTTTATATCCTTGATCAATTGGATATTTTTTGACGATACTAAATCTTGTGGGACGCTCATTATTGTTGAACGCTGAACTAAAATCATCAATTGTAAGAACTCTATTTCCAACTGATTCAAAGAAATCAGTTAGCACTCTACTTTCCAGGAAAATTCTATCTGAATAGATTGTTCCAGAAGCAGTCTTCGAGTTCTCAGTTACGAGATCAAAATCGTGGTAACAATTTAAACTTATTCCTCCACCAAAGTCTCCACCACCATATGTTGTGCTGGGAAGAACATCAACAACTAATGAGATTGTAGATGACTCATCTGTAAACACTCCAGTGAGGGCCTGTGTATTATCAGTTGATTCAATGATTAAATCACTAAACTTAAGGAAACCTGCTGTGTGATTTAAAGAACTTACTGCATCATCCCAATCTTGTAGAGGAATCTTAGACTTGATAGCGTATGAGAAGTTTTGATAGTAGAAGTTATCTGGAATTCTCTGCTGATTATCATTAAAGAATCCAGTAGTTGAGTTCCATCCCTTTTCAACAATCGAAGAGGACTCGGTTTCAACCTCAGAGTTATAATCAACTTTCGTCTTAACTCTTCCTTTAGTTCCTGATGTTTGTCCCTCAACTAAATCACCAACTTTAAAATCTCTTGATGTGGAAACTTTGAGGAGTTCAATTCTATTATTCCAACTATCAACTTTACCAACACCACTGTCTGATACAACTTGCTCACCAATCAAGAAATTATTCTTTCTTAACTTGATATCAAATTGAGGGAAGGAATTTTGATTTATAATTCTTCCTGCGGAGTTAGTAGAGTCAAAGTTACCTGCATAGAGATTGCTATCAATGATACCTGATAGACTAAAGGTAACAACACCTACACTGCCTCCAAGAGGAATATTGACATCTGTAAGTGTAAACAGTTGATAATCATAATCAACAGAATTATATCCCACACCAGTTGATCCAACACCAACACTGATATTTTCAATCAGAACTTTATCACCAACAGCGAAAGGTGATTGATCACTGAATCCAGTATCAAATCCTACAGTTACATTTTTAGATGACATATCAAAAGTTATGTCACTGATTGCAACTCCATTTGAGTTGCTGATAGGAATAATACTTGGAGTTACATTTGTAAGTCCGCTTGTATTTTTTCTGATGGTAACTTTAGAATCTCCAAGTCCATAGAAAATATCAACATCTTTAATTTGCTTACCAGTTAATCCATCAAGCACAACCAAGTTGGGTGCAGTGTTATAGTTTCTTCCAGCAGAACTAATTCCAATCTCTTCAAAAGATGTTAACGATTCAAGAAGAAGAACCTCCGGTAAATTAGTTGTAGGACGAATAGTGAAATCAGTTGGATAGTTAAATCCGATGTTTTCAATTTTTGTAGTAAGAATTCTACCAATCGTATTACTTGATGGTTCAAGAACAGCACCAGTTCCTGTTACAATTCCTACAACGGTAGATACTCCAACTATCTCTTTATAATTAGAACCTTTGTATGTGATATCAATGTTTGCTATGCCACCATACGCTGAGGTAGAACCTGTAACATAGGACAATCCAGCGTCAGTAGAATAAGAAGATTTTTCAGCGAGTTTTTCAATATCATATTTAAAGGTACTTGAAGTCGCTCCTGTTAATTTGAACTCTCCGTCATATGCGCTACTAACCTTGTCAATCTTATTGAAACCATCTACTTCTGTGTCGATGACAATCTCTTTCTTGACAGATTCAATAAAGTCTGAATTTACAACACTAAATTCATAGAAAAGGTTTTCTGGAACATCTTTAGTAACACCTAATG